TGGGCAATGCAATGCTTTGAATATAAAAATTTTGCTATGTGTGGTAAAACAATAGGCTCTTTTAGAAGAAATGTATTATTGGTATTAAAAAATATGTTACAGACAATAGGATATGTTTTAGAAGAACATAGAACAGATAATATGATTGAAATAAAAGGGAATGGTACAACAAACTATTTTTACGTTTTTGGAGGAAAAGATGAACGCTCTCAAGACTTAATACAAGGCATTACACTAGCAGGTGTATTTTTTGATGAAGTGGCACTTATGCCGGAGTCATTTGTAAATCAAGCAACAGGAAGATGTTCTGAAGAAGGTTCTAAGTTTTTTTTCAACTGTAATCCTAGTAGTCCTAAACATTGGTTTAAAAAAGAATGGATTGATGAAATTAAGTGTAAAAAGCTTCTCTATTTGCATTTTACAATGGACGACAATTTGTCTTTATCAGAAGAAATAAAAAACAGATATAAAGCAATATATTCTTCTGGTGTATTTTATAAAAGATATATATTAGGTGAATGGGTAGGTGCAGATGGATTAGTATACCCTATGTTTGACGAAAGTAAGCATATTGTGTCTGATGTAAATGGTACAGGACGATATTATATTAGCATTGACTATGGTACAAAAAATCCTTGTGTGTTTTTGTTATGGAAATTAAATAAAAATACAGCTGTTTGTGTAAAAGAATATTATTATGATAGCAGCGAACAAAATGGTTATCAAAAAACAGACGAAGAATATTATAGAGATTTAGAAAAGTTTTCAGAAGGATACCATATTGAAAAAATAATTATTGACCCTTCTGCATTGAGTTTTAAAACAACAATAAAACGTTATGGCAAATTTTTTGTAAAGGACGCAGATAATAGTGTATTAGATGGTATACGCTTAACTGCTACATTGATACAAAGTGAACATTTATATTTTCATAAAAGTTGTGAAAACACTATTGAAGAATTCGGTGCTTATGTGTGGGATGAAGATAGTACAGAAGATGCTGTAGTAAAAGAATATGACCATTCTATGGACGCTATAAGATATTTCTGTCAAACAATTATGAGAAGAATAATAAAATTTGAAGGTGTTTGATGTGTTTGATACAATAAAAAAATTTTTAGGCAGGTGGAAAAAGAAAATGATACCATATGAAAAAATAAAGGAGATGACAGGAGAAGAGATACCATTTTATACAGAAATGGAGAAAAATACACAACTTTGGTACAATATGTATATCAATCAGCCTTATTGGAGTTTAAAAAAAGAAAATAGAAATATAATATCTATTGGTTTACCTTCTGCCATTACAAGAGAATTAGCAAAGCCAGCGGTAATTGAAGCAGTTATTACAGCAAAAGGCGGACAAAAAGCTGATTTTATACAAAAACAGATAGATAATATGTTTAAAGAATTAAGACATAATTTAGAAAAAGGTTTAGCCTTTGGCAATATGATATATAGACCATATGTATATCGAAATAATCAAATTGGTATAGCTTGTCACTTTTTTGATACATTTTTTCCAGTTGCATTTGATGAAAGAGGAATATTAACGCAAGTTGTATTTCTACAAAAAATAAAAAGCCAAAATAAATGGTATGTTGTTTTAGAATATCATAAGTTGGGAAATAACATTTATTACATACAAAGCAAAGCATTTTTATCAGATGAATATGGTTTAATTGGGAAAGAAGTACCACTAAACAATATAGAAGGCTGGAAAAATGTTTCTAATAGTATCGTTATAGGTGGTATAGAAAAGCCACTTTTTGGTTTTTTTAAAACACCATTTGGAAATAACATTGACAGTTGTTCTAATATGGGAGTATCTGTTTATTCTTCAGCAGTAGAATTGATTAGGCAAGCAGATGAACAATGGGAGGCCTTGCAATGGGAATTTAAAAGTGGTGAAAGAAAATTATTTGTATCTCCAGAGGCTTTTCAATTACCATTGCAAAATCAGCAAATGAGAAACAAATTAGAATTTGACAGGCTGTACCAAAAGCTAGGAATAGAAGAAAAAGAAAGTTTCTTTTATGAATTTTCTCCTGAATTGAGAGAGAGCAATTTTTATAATGGCTTACAATCCATTTATAAAATGATTGAGTTTAATACTGGTTTATCCTATGGTATATTATCAGACCCTCAAACGGTTGCTATGACAGCTACTGAAATTGAGTCTTCTAAACAAAGAATGTATGCTACAGTATATGACATACAAAATGCTTTAGAAGATATGATAAAAGATTTAGTATATGCTGTTAGTACATTAGCTGATTTATATAACTTAACACCTAATGATGAGTACGAAATATCATTTGATTGGGGAGATGGCATTATTAAAGATACACAAGCACAACAAGAAGAATTAGAACATATGAGATTAGATGTTGCAGCAGGATTGTTGAAGCCAGAATTATATATTATGAAAAAATATAAAGTAGATGAGCAAACAGCAAAAAATATGATGGCGGAGCAAAGTGAAGTAACAGAGGTATATTAGTATGAATGATGATTGGCTAGAAAATGTTACAGAAGAATTAGCAGAAAGTTATATTGTGTTAGAAGAAGAAATACTAGCTGATATTTGCAGGAGATTTCAAACATCTGATACGGCAACCGCTTCTGCATTGCATCAAATTAGACAGCTTCAAGAGCAAGGTATTGATTTAAGGACAATAGAAAATAAAATTAAAAGAACATTACATATTACACAAAAGCAACTAGATAATATGTTTGAAGAAGCAGTAGCAAGAGAACAAGCATATACTTCTGAATTGCTAGACAAAATGAAAATCACAAAACCTTCTATAGGAAATAAAGCATTTCTTTTGCAAGAAATTGAGGTCGTAAAAAAACAGACCAAAAAAGAAATGTATAATATTACACAGTCGCTAGGCTTTTCTATTAAAGTAAATGACAAACCACAATTCTATTACATAGCACAAGCATATCAAAAGGTGCTTGATATTGCTTATTTGGAAGTATCTACAGGTACTATAGATTATAATACTGCAACCAAAAATGCAGTAAAAAAGCTATCTGATAGTGGTATTAAGTATGTTTATTATGATAAAGAGGATAAAAAAGAAATAGGAGGGAAAAAGCGATATGTTAATCATGTAGATGTTGCAGTAAAAAGAGCAGTTAGAACAGGCATTAGCCAAGCTTCAGGTATATTATCAGAAAATACAGTTAATACACTAGAAACGCCTTATGTTGAAGTCACTGCACACGCTGGAGCAAGAACAGGAGTTGGAATAGGCAACCACGCAGCTTGGCAAGGTAGAGTATACTATTGGAATGCAAAAAGTGAATACGGAGAAAATACATTAAACTATCCAGATTTTATAGATACAACAGGTTATGGATATGGAGCAGGATTAAAAGGTTATAACTGTTCTCATAATTTTAGAGCATTTATACCAAATGTTTCAAAACGTGTTTATACAGATGATGAGTTATGGCATATGGCAAATGATACCTTTTCCTACAAAGGAAAAGAGTATACTATGTATGAAGCAACACAATATATGCGACGATTAGAGCGAGAAATGCGAAATCTAAAAAGAGAATTAATAGGATTTGACAGTGCAGCAAAAGAAGAAGAATTTAAAAATACTGCTATGAAATTGCAGAAAAAGAGCAAAGAATACAATACATTTAGTAAAGTTTCTTCATTAAAAAAGAGAAATGCAAGCACACAAGTAATCCATTTTGATAGGAGATTAGCAGCAAAAGCAAGGAGGAAGTATCAATGAAATGGTACACTTGTCCCGTTTGCCATACTAAGTTATTAAAAGTAGCTGATAACTTTATAGCAAAGGGAATATACATAAAATGTAAAAAGTGTAAAAGACAAATAGAAGTCAAACAAAACAGAGCCAGAGCCCAAGAGCCAGAGCCATAAAGGATATTGTAAATAAAACAATGTCTTTTATGGCTTTTATTTTTTTAGTAATGGTGATTAGAAAGGAGAATGAAAATATGAAAAGGGAATTTTTAGAAGGATTAGGCATTGAGAAAGAGGTGATTGACAAAATATTAGAAGAAAGTGGGAAAGATGTAGAAAAGTACAAAAAACAAGCAGAGAACAGCAAAAATGACAACACTGCATTACAAAATCAATTAAAAGAAATAGAACAAAAGTTTACTGAATTACAAAACAGTGCAGGCAATGCAGAAGAATTAAAAAAACAATTAGAAACAATGCAGCAAAACCACAAAAAAGAAACAGAAGAATTTCAAAAGCAAATAGCAGAAAGAGATTACAAAGACGCTATGAAATATGCTATTGAGAAAAGCAATATAAAATTTACTTCTGAAATGGCAAAAAAGGCATATTTGGAAGAATTACAAAAAGCAAATCTTTCAGTGAAAGAGGGAAATTTAGAGGGATTTGAAGAGTTTCATAAAAAGCAGCTAGAAGTAGACCCTAATGCCTTTGTAGTAGATAATCCACAAGAAAATAAACCTTATTTTATGCCAGCTATGGGAAACAGTGGAAATACTTCTATGCCATCATTAGGTGTTGCTTATGCACAAAAATTTAATAATACATTAGGATTACAAAGGAGCGAAAGCAAATGAGTTATATGACACAAAAAACATTTACAACAGTACCGAATTTTTTAGCAAGTGAACATATGATACAAAAAACAAGACAAGTGACAAAAGATATGTCTAATATGACAGAAAATAATAAGGAATTTGTAAAAGGTGGTACAGTATATCCTTCTAATGATACAAATGCAGAAGGTATTGTATTTGAAACAGTAGATGTAACAAATGGAGATGTTGCAGCTTCTGTTATTGTTTCAGGAAGGATATACAAAAATAGATTACATACAGTACCAACAGAAGAGGCAATGGCAGCAATGAAAGATATTACTTTTGTAGATGCACCAGAAACAGAAAGGGGATATTGATATGACATTTGAAGCAATGATTGACCAAGCAGAACTATTAGACTTTTCACAAAACTATGCAATACAAAGACCAGCAAATGTACTAGACGCTTTTTTCGCAGATGAAAAAACAGAAAGCCTTATGGCAAAATGGTACTTTTTAACTGGAAATGAGCAAATACCAGCAATAGCTAGTGTACACGCTTTTGATACAGAGGCACAAATTGCAAGTAGAGTGTTACCTAAAGTAATCGAAGCAGAAAAAATGCTGATTAAAAGAAAAATCAATCAAAGCGAAAGATTGCAACAAATCATTGACAGAGGCGGTTTTAACAATACTATGTTAAATGATGTTATATTTAATGATTTTAAAATGTTAGCGGATGCTGTAAAAGATAGAACGATTGTAGCAAAAGCAGAAGTGCTTGCTACAGGACAAATGACAGTAAAAGAAAATCACTTAAATATAGCTGTTGATTATGGCATTGCAGAAGAACATAAAATCACATTAGATTGGAATAAAGACGATGTTGATTATTTAGGAGATATTCAAAAGGTAATAGATATTGCTACAGAAGCAGGAAGAAAAATTACAGGTATGATTACCAGCCAAAAAAATATTAGTAAAATGATGTTAAATAAAAATATACAAACAGCAATATTAGGTACAAATGGTAGTGGTGCTATGGTATCCAGAACACAAATACAGGCATTATTTGCGGAATATTTTGGATTTTCTGAAATTATTGTTTCTGACGATAAATACAAAGTAGAAAATGAAGATGGAACTACAACAATGCACAGATATTTCCCTGAAGATGTTGTAACATTCTATGCTAAAACAGGCACATCATTAGGGGTAGGACTTTGGGGCGTAACACCTGAAGAAAAAAAACAAGGTCCATTTACACAAAAATCAATGAACCAGTTTATTACATTAGCACAATGGGAAACACCAGACCCTGTTGTAGTATGGACAAAAGCAAGCGGTTTATTTATTCCAGTACTGCCAGACCCAGACAGTTTATTTATTTGTAATGTAGGTGGAGTTTCTACAGATACAGTAAATTTGCAGAATGATGATATGAAAACTGCTAGAAAAACAAATAAAAATACGGAAGTGGTTGTATGATAGTTGATTTTGACTATTACAAAAATGTGTTTTGTGGTAATGCAATAAAAGAAGAAGACTTTGACTACTTCTCCAAAAAAGCAGAAAGATTTGTTGCTTATGCTACAGTAAACAAAGCACTTTTGACAAGTGGAGAAGTGTTAAATTCTGTAAAAGACTGCATTTGCGAATTGGCACAATGTTATGCTTCATTTGACAAAATGGAGAAGCAAGCACTAGGAGAAGGAGAAAAAGTAATTTCTTCTGAAAGTGTAGGAACGTGGTCTGCTAGCTATGACACTTCCGCACAAAGAACTGGTACAGATATTGCAACTGATGTAACACAAAGAAATAAAAAACTGTACAGCATTGTAAAAGAGTATTTAGCTTCTACGGGATTGCTTTATAAGGGGGTAAATTAAATGCTTCCTAAAAGTATTACAACCGATATTACTATATATAACAAAGTAATAGAAGATAAAAAAATCAAATGGAAATATACACAACTAACAGGTGTGTTTTTTGACCAAGCAAAGGCAAATAATGTAAAAATAAGCGGTATTACAAGTGCAGATGCTTTAAATCTCGTAATACCATTTGATGTAAAAACATTAGAAGAAGACAAAGAATACAAAGAACCTAAAATGTTTCAACAAGACTCTCAAAATGCTTGGACAATACAAAAAAGTGATTTAATCGTAAAAGGATTGGTAGATATAGAAATTATGAGCCAAAAGGATTTAGAAAATCATTTTGATGATGTTTATGTTGTCAATGTAGTAGATGCCAAACTGTTTGGCTCACGTAATATGTGGCATTGGGAAGTAGGTGCAAGCTAATGAATATCAAAATAAATCTAAAATCGGCACAAGACATTATAAAAGAAAGAGGTTTAGATGCAGGAGGTAAGGTACAAATGGCTTTTGCAGATGCCCTGCTTGCTTATGGTGACAAAAGAACGCCAAAGCAAGAAGGTGATTTAATAAATAGTGCAGAAATACAAGATGGAGGAAAACAAATCTATTATCCTTCTCCATATGCGAGATATTTGTGGTATGGTGTGGCAATGGAAGGGAAACCTCCTATGCACGAAACAGACAGACCGTTAAAATTTCAAGGGAAATTGAGAGGAAAAGAATGGTTGAAAAGAACGTGGAAAGATGATGGTAATAAGATATTACAAGAAATTGCAGAAATGGCAGGAGGTAAAGTGAAATGACCATAGCAGAAGGATTAATTGCTTTTTTATGGACATTTACAGATGAAAATGGAAATTCTATCAATGATATATTTATGGATATTGTACAAGGCAATCCCTATGCGTTAGCAGTTTCTCCTTCATCTGAAAACGTCATAAAAAGATATTTGAATGGCGATGAAGTAAAAGAAGCAAATTTTCAGATATATTTAAACGCATATACGCAGGAAAACTATGACAGAGTACAAAATACACAGTTTGTAGACAAAATGAAAGAATGGATAAACAGACAAAGTAAAAGAAATGTTTTTCCAGAAATAGGAGAAAACAGAACTTGCAGAAAAATAGAAGCAAGTAACGCTATGATATATGATACAAATCAAAACGGAGAAGGCTTATATTTGCTACAAGTTAAAATTACATATTATGAAAAATGGATACAAGAAAAGGGAGATGAAATACTATGACAGTAGCAGAATTAATGAAAGGAAAAGAAATTAATACAGAAGCAACAGGAGAAGTAACAAATGACACTTGGGTATTTGCTATTGATACCAGCGAAACAAAAGACGCAGAAGTAGACGATTACATTGTAGCACAAGAACATATTTCAAGTGCGAATGCAAGTTACAGTGCCGATACTTCTGACTCACAGTATATACGTTCTGGAAAGTCTACCACAAAAACGGGAACACAAGTTGTTTTTGCGATTTCTGGAGATAGATATATCGGTGACCCATTCCAAGACTTTGTATTATCTCACAAAATGATATATGCAACAGGAGAAGACGCAAGAATACCATTTGTAAGATTTAATATGATAAATGGCAAAGGTATTAAAGGAATAGGCACAATTATTGTAAATAGCGATGGTAGTGGTAATGCAGGAGAAAATAGTACCGTTGACATAGAAATTAAAAAGTCTGGAGAAAATCCTGAAGAATTTCAATACACACCAAAAACAGAAGAAAATACAGTAATGTCAACAAGAAATTTAAAGAAGGAGGAAATATAATATGTTGTTAGAATTGAAGGGTAAAAGTTTTGATATTGATTTTTTTGACGCAGATGTATTAGACAATTATATAAAAGCATTAGAACCTTTGCAGAAAGTTAATATTGCAAAAAAAGATAACTTTTCTGAATTCATAAGAGAATATTGTGGCATTTCGTATAACTTTTTTGATACATTTCTAGGAGAAGGAACAGCAAAAGATTTATTTGGTGGAAAGCAAAATCTAAAAGTTTGTAATGAGTGTTTGAAAAAATGTATTATAGAATGTAATAATTATTTGGAGAATGATTTTAACAAAGAATTTGATAAAGAAATAGACAGCTGGAAAGATTTGATAAAATGAACATTCTTTTAGGCGATTTTCCTACAAAAATAAACGGCTGTAACATCAATACAGATTTTAGAGTAATGATACAATATGAAAAAATAATCAGAAATGACAAAATTTCAGAAGAACAAAAAATAAAAAAAATATTGGATTTGTTTTACATAGAAAAGCCCAAAGATGTAGAAAAAGCAATAAAAGGTTTAAATTGGTTTTATCAATGTGGAAAAACAGAAAAAGAAAGTCGTGGTAATGGCAGTAATGTCATTGCCTATGACTTTGAACAAGATGACTATTTCATATTTTCTGCTTTCTATCAAATATATGGTATAAATTTGGAGAAAGTAGAACTGCATTGGTGGAAATTTTCATCATTGCTACTTGCACTGCCAAAAGATACTTTGTTTATGGAGATTGTAGGGTATCGTGTAGCAGATACAAGAGATATGCCTAAAAAAATGAAGGCATTTTATAACAAACAGAAAGCAACCTATGCTATAAAAAGAAAGAAAACAAAGCATTATACGACATTAGCAGAAAAAGAAGCAGCATTTAAACAAGAAATGGATAGAAAATATTATAAAGCATTAGAACAAATGAATAAAAGCAAATAGTTAGAGCCAGAGCCCAAGAGCCAGAGCCATAATAGATATTACAAAAGTAGTGTCTTTTATGGCTCTTTTTTTATAAAGTGTGGTGAGAAAAAAATATGTCAGATGGAAGTATTACAATAGATACCAGCTTAGATAATAGTGGTATAGAACGTGATATAGAAAAAACAAAACAAATGCTGCAAAATGCAGGTACTGCAATGGGAAATCAATTTCAGCAAATAGGAAATGCAGCACAAAACAATATGAAAGTAGCAACACAATCTGTTACTAACTTGGAAAATGCAGTACAGCAAGCTGCAAATGCAGCGGGACAAAATTTGTCACAAGCATTAGAACAGTCTGCACAAAGTACAAATCAAAGTATGAATGAAGTGGGTAATTCATTACAGACAGTAGCACAGCAGGCAGAAAAAGCAGGAGAACAAGCAGCAAAAAGTATCACTGTAATAGACGTTACTGCAACAGGAATGACAACACGTGTAATACAAGCAGGAGAAGAATTATCTCAAAGTGTAGGCAATTCTCTAGGAGATTTAGGAGATACCATAAATGATGATGTCATAGAACCATTAGATAGTTTAGGAGATACATTAGGCGGTTTAGATGACAGCATAGGGGAACCAATAGATGGATTAAGAGAACCAATAGACGGCTTGGGAGATGATATAGACGGTTTAGCTGACGGGCTAGACGGTTTAGCCGATAGTGTAGATGGACTAGACAATGGTACAAAATCAATAGAAGCAGTAAAAAAAGAACTAGAAGAAACCGAAAAAAGCACCAAAAGAGTAAAAGAAGTCTTTTCGAAATTAGGTTCTCATATTACAGACGCTATGAAAAAAGCAGGTGCAGCAGCAACAGCAGCTTTTTCTGTAGCTATGGGTGCAGCGGTAAAGGTAGGTATGGACTTTGAAAGCGGTATGTCGCAAGTAGCTGCTACTATGGGAATTAAGGCATCTGAAATTGCAGCAGGAAGTAAAGAATTTGAAGCACTTACTCAAGCTGCAAAAGACGCAGGTGCTACAACACAATTTAGTGCAACACAAGCAAGTGAAGCGTTAAACTATTTGGCATTAGCAAGTTATGACGCTGAAAAATCCATTACAGCATTGCCTACAGTATTAAATTTGGCAGCAGCAGGGGGCATTGATTTAGGATATGCTTCTGATATGGTAACTGATAGTATGTCAGCGTTAGGGCTTGAAACAAATCAATTAGAAGGATTTGTTGACCAGCTTGCTAAGACTTCTCAAAAGTCAAATACAAATATTGCCCAGTTAGGAGAAGGCATATTAACCGTAGGTGGTACTGCAAAGGATTTAGCAGGCGGTACTGTAGAATTAAATACTGCATTAGGTATACTAGCTGATAATGGTATCAAAGGGGCTAAACTTTTGGTCGCTTAGATAGAAATATCTTTGAAAAATAATTTGGTGAATTCGGTAAAACCTAAATTATTACTATAATATGGTAATACCGAGCCAAGCCAATTACGAAAGTATTGGAAGGTGTAGAGACTAGATAAAGTAAGCTAAGTAAAGCAATTTATATGCTGAAATATCCACGAGTGCCAAACATCTGAACAAGTTATGTTGAAGATGAAGATATAGTCCAACTCTTAGCGAAAGCTAAGTTCTAGCATAAAGAGGCTAGACAATGAAGTAATAGGAAGGTGGAACGGCGTTAAGAAACGTCATATTATCATTATCTGCTCCAACAGACAAAGCAGCAAAAACATTAAAAGATTTAGGACTTGAAGTATTTGACGCAAACGGAAAATTGCGTCCATTGAATGAAACATTCAAGGATTTAGACGGGAAATTATCCCAAATGTCAGATGAAGACAAAATAAATGTATTAAATACACTGTTTAACAAAGTTGATTTAAAATCTGTTAATGCCTTACTTGCAAACAGTGGGGAACGTTTTGACGAACTAAGCGGATATATTAGAAATTCCGCAGGTGCAGCAGCAGATATGGCAGAAACAATGAATGACAATTTGAAAGGCAAGTTGACTATATTGGGTAGTGCATTAGAAGGCTTGGGCATAGAAATGTATGAGGAATTTGAACAGCCTTTTAAAGAAGCAGCCGAAACAGCAATAAAAAGCGTTGACACCATATCATATAGTTTAAAAAATGGAAAACTTTCTGAAAGTATGCAGACAGTTGCAAGGGCAATAGGAAGTATGGCTTCAAAAGCAGCTGAATTAGCAATAAACGCATTGCCTAAAATGATAGATGGTTTTGCCTTTTTGGTAGACAATGCCCAAATATTAGGTACTGTGTTAGCCAGTACAGCGGGTGCAGTAGCAACATTTAAAGGGGTAATGCTTTTTAATGATATACAGAACAGTCTAAAAGCAGCAACAACAGCCGCCAGAATGTTTGGTGCAGGTATGACCACATCATTAACAGGTATGCAGGCAGCAGTAGGAGTAGTTTCAGGTAAATTAGGTGTTATGCAGGCAGCAGTGGCAGCACTTGGTAGCCCTATGGGTGTAGCAGCTTTAGCAGCAGCTGGCGTGACAGCAGGTATTATTGCTTTATCATTAGCAAGTAAAAATAATGCTTCTGATTTAGAAAAAAATAAAAAAGCTATAGAAGAATTTACAGAAGAATTAGAAGAAAGTCAAAAGATAAGAGATGCTATAGAAGAAAGACGACAGGAAGCATTAGAAACTTCTTTTGCTGAAATAGATAATACAGAAAGACAAATTTCTTCATTAGAAGAATTGGTTGACGCTAATGGAAAAGTGAAAGAGGGATACGAGGATAAAGCCGCAGCATTAGCTGAACAAATCAATAGTGTCATACCAAATGCTATATCAATGACAGAAGATGAAAGTGGTGCTTATTTAAAAGTTGCAGATAGCATTGACTTAATGATAGCAAAAAAGAAAATAAACGCTTTAATTGATGCTAATCAAGAAAGTTATGCAAATGCTTTAAAAGAGTCAAGAGAAGCTGCTGATAAATATTCAGAGGCATTAGAAAATCAAAAGGTTGCTCATGAAAATTTGCAGAAAGCAACAAGCGATACTACAAGTAAACAAGAAATCTATGATATAAATTTAAAAAAAGCACAAGAAACTGCTAATGAAGCTGATAAGGCAGTAGAAGAATTAGCAAAACAATATGAAGAAAGTATAAACATTATAACAGAACAAAACAATCTACTTACTGCTTCTCAAAGTGAAAGTACAGAAGAAATTAATAATGCTATAGCAAGTCAAGGTGTAGCACTAAAGCAATATACTGCTGACCAGTTAGAAGAGGCAGATAAACAACTTCAAAACGAAAAAGAAAAATATGATAATTTAAAAAGACTATATCAGGACTTTAATAATGAATATACAAAATCTCAGTTAGATGCTCAAAAAGATGTTGTTGAGAAAGCACAGGCCATTAGAGATAATGCTTATGCAGAAGCGGAACAAGCAAGCAAAGCAGCAGGAGAAGCAGAAGTTAATGCAATGATAAATGGCATCAGCGGACTAACAGAAACATTAAAGTCTGAAATGAAAAAAACTGTAGATACAGCCGTAGAAGCTGCAAACTCTATACAACAAGATATGGAGCAATCAGGTATAAATGCTATATTAGGTTTTGCACAAGGTTTACAACATCAGCCAAGCATAAATAAAGTAATTAATTCCGCAATTAGTTTAGGAACTTTAGCGATAGTAAATTTAAACAAAGCATTAGATGAACATAGCCCTTCTGAAAAGACTAAAAAATCTGGTAAATACTTTGATGAAGGCTTAGCAATAGGTATTGAAGAGAACAAAGGTTCAGTTATGGAAAGTGTAGAAGACCTTTCACAAGAAGCATTAGATATAGCAAACAAGAGTAGTTCTGATTATAAAGAAATAGGCGAATTATATGGCGAGAATTATTTATCTGGACTAGAAACAATGCTTGACGGCACTGTAGAGTTAATAGAAAAAAATACAGATACTATGATAAAGGCATATGAAAAGTCTATGGAGGAGCAATTAGAGACAATAACAAAAGACATAGAAGCACAAACCGATGCCAAAGTAGAAGCCATAGATGACCAAATATCGAAGCTGAAAGATGTAAAAGACAAGGCACAAAAAGAAGCCAACAAAGAGGAAATCAAAGCACTAGAAAAACGGAAAAAACAAATAAAAGAATATTCAAAAGAACGAATACAACAAATTAAAGATGATGCAAAAGAGCAAACAAACGCATACAAAAAAGGTATGCAGACACTTGAAAAAGCAGGTATTGACATTATCAAAAAAGCCAGCAGTGACATTGAAAAAGAGTATAAAAAGCGTCAAGACGCTATTGTAGAGCAATTCCAAAGCCAAAAAGATGAAATATTGTCATTACAAGATAGTTTATACTCTAAAACTTCTGAATATGGTGAGTTATTCCATTATGATGAAGAAACAGGAGAAATGGTATTAAATGACATTGAAAAAATAAACGCTGAAAAAGATAAGTTTTTAGATTTAATTGAAGATTTAAAACAAGCAGGATTTTCTGGTGTTTCACTAAAAGAAATATTAGACCTTGGTGTGGAAGAAGGTATTGCCTATATAGAGGAATTAAAAAGAAAATATGGTACAGGTGAGAGCTTAGAAAATTATGCAAATTCTTTGGACGAAAGAAGAAAACAAGAAGAACAAAGAATACAAGAAATATTTGAGGAAGATTTAAAAGCAGTAGATACATCATTTAATCAGGCAATGGAAAAATTAGCAAATGATATGCCAGAGCTCACAAGAGAAGTATTAGAAAAAACTGTAGCAGAAGTTTATACTATTCTCTCTGAAAAATATGCAGACTTGATAACAATAGACCCTAACTTTTTTGACAATATGATAAACACTCTAAATGCTGAAATATTAGGTAGTATTTCCCAGAAAGAAGGTGTTGTAGTACCAGTTAAAACAGAAGTAGGAGATATTGCACAACAGGTAACAGAACAAACACCAGCAGTACAACAAGCAGGTTCAGAACTTACAATTAGTATTGCAGAAACAGTAGAGAATGATGGGGACGAAGTTGTTGATGCAGTGGACAATGTAAGTAAAGACAGTGTTCAGGCAATGGAAAGTTACAAACCAGATTTCAAAGAAGTAGGAGCAGACTATATTGATATGCTGACGGAAGGTATGAAAAGTAAATGGAGTACAGCGGTCAGTGTAGCAGGTGATATTGCAAGAAGTTTAAAAGAAGAATTAGAAGAAGTTGCAAGTTTTTCTGTAAAAAGCAATGAAGAAGCTATGACAGCAAGGCAGTTAGTAGAAAGTGCCGAGCCTTCTCTACTCCATTCATTGTACAATGATATGCTTTCAGCGGTGGAAATACAACAAAGTAGAGTAGCGGCAGCTAGTGCAAGCTACATTACAAATAACAACCAATCTAGTACAGTAGAGAACAATATGGGGGATATTAATTTCAATATTGCAGAAGTAAAAGGCAACAGTGCAGACAGAAGTGTTGACAAACTAATGCAGCAAGCGGAATTTTACAGACGACAAAGAAATTTAGCGGTAGGGGTGAGATAGTATGAGAACACAAAACGAACCTTATTTTATATTTAAGGGGATAAACAGCAAAAAAATGCGACTACAAATTTCCACACTACCCCAAATTGTAAAACCCAAAAGAAGAATTACAAATATTACCATAGCAGGAAGAAATGGCAATGAAATAGAAGATAGTGGAACATATGAAGGTTATACACTAAATATAGCTTGTGGTGTAGAACACATTACACAAACAGAACTAGAAAAGTTGTGGGAATGGCTAGACGGTGCAGGAGATTTGATACTATCTACAGAGCCTACAAGAGTATACAAGGCAAGAGTGGACAACAACATTAATTTATCTGATATGTATTGGGTATTTCAAAATTTTTTATTGCAGTTTGATGTAGAGCCTTTTAAATACAGTGTAAACAAATCAAATGACTTTGTAACACTGACAAAAAGCGGAACATTACATAACAAAGGTACGTACTATGCAGAGCCTATATTAAAAGTGTATGGCAGCGGTACAGTGAGCATACAAATCAATGGTGTAAGTTACAGCTGCAAAAATGTAACAGATTATGTCACAATAGACAGTACCCTACAGATGGTATACAAAAACAATACCAATAAAAATACAGACTATATTGGAAATGATTTTCCGAAATTCAAAAAAGGAGAAAATACGATAACATTTTTAAGTAATGTAACAAAAATAGAAATAGAACCAAATTGGAGGTGGTTGTGATTGGCAAAAACATATAATACAT